GAATCCTACTCCTCCTTTATGCAAGGTATCCAGAATACCACCTTGAACAGGGGATACGATTTCATCTTTGTGGATGGGATAGATGCCCTACGGAGGGAGTTTGCAATCAAACTATGGCCACATCTTAAGGTAGGAGGCACTATGGCTTTTCACGATACCCGCAGAGCACATGACTTCAGGAATGTCCTGGAAGTCCTGGCACAGTTCCAGAACGAGATAGGGATCGTGGATTTTAACGCAGGCCATTCCAATATTACCCTAGTGGAGAAGAAGAAAGCCGAACCCTATGAAAACTGGCAGATAACCGAGGATAAAAAACCATGGATGCTTGGTTATGGCGATGTTCCACCAGAAGAGGTGGATAAAATTAAATCACTATTAAAACCAGAACAAAATGGGAATTAAAATCATGCGGATCGAAGCTGAAGGAAGAGGAAAAAGAGGAAAAAATTGACGAGACCTTCTGGGATACCAAGGAGGGGAAGAAAATCATCGCAGGGCATGCCCTGGGTCTCTTTCGGAAATATGGCCTGCAGTTGGCAATTGCTCGGGAAAATCCTCTCCTTGGCAAACTCATCGGCATGGGAAAAAGTGCCGCCTTCGGGAGGTACGCAGAGCTGCTCACCGAGAAAGCCATTGAGTACGCCGAGCTGGAAGAGTGGGCTTTTAAGCGGACCCAGAACTTTGATGAACTAAGTAAATAGCAAGCATATGAGCGTTTTTGACGAGTTGATGAAGGATGCGGAAGATGGGATGGCAGGCAGAAACGCAGGCATCCCCATGGGGTTTGTTAGACTGAACAATCATATCTCGATTCGTAAGTCTAACAACTACCTCATTGGGGGGTACACAGGGAGCGGCAAGACCTCTCTGCTAGATGATGCCTTTGTGCTTAACCCGGTGGATTGGTACTTGAAAAACTACAGCAAGACCGACATTCGGTTGAAGATCATTTATTGGACCATGGAGAGACGTAAGAACTTCAAGCTGATGAAGTGGATCTCCCGGAAGATCTTCCTGGATCATGGCCTTATCATTCCCGTCACTCGTTTGATGGGGTGGTGTCCGGCAGATCAGCGATTGACCAAGGAGGAACACGATATCCTAGGTACTTACAGAGACTACATCGAGGCGCTCCTGGAGGTGGTGGATATCCAGGACCGGCCAGAGAACCCTACGGGGTTTCGCAACTACATGAAGAACTATCATCTGCAGCACGGCAAAGTAGAGGAGATCGACGAATTTCACAAGATCTATATCCCTAATAACCCTTACTTACTAACCTTAAAGATCCGTGACCATATGGGACTGGCTAAAGGGGAAAAAGATCTACGGGGGAAAAAGGAAATCCTTGACAAGTGCTCAGAAGACGATCGCCATGACAGGGATTTCTACGGCACTTCCTGCGTGAATGTATCCCAGTTCAACCGGGATATCGCCAATCCTATCCGCATCAAAAATGGGGATGTAGAGCCCATGCTGGAGGACTTTAAAGATACGGGCAACACCCAGGAAGATGCAGACGTGGTTCTTTCTTTGTTTGATCCCATGCGCTATAAGGTCCCCGATCCTTCTGGATATGACCTCAATAAGCTCCGGGATGCCCAAAAGAGGAAGAAGTACCGTGCTCTTCGGATTCTGAAGAACTCTTATGGCGCGGATGATATTCGTATTGGCCTGGCTTACCAACCGGAGATCGGTATGTTCAAGGAGATGCCCAAGCTATCTGACACCACCCCAGATACCTACGATGCCATCCTGGATAATACCTATTTCCTACCCAATTACCGTTAAAATCAACAAACATGCTCACGATTAACATGAACACTGGGGAGGGGTATAAAGAGCTGATCCTCCCCGATAAACAGCCGCATATTACCCTGGATGCAGGGGATATGGACATGGCTGTCAAAGTCATCTGCTCCCTCTCTGGGCATCCCAGTCTCAAGTTGATTGAGCTCTGCATGGTAGCGGAGATACTCAATCGGCAGAAATTCTATTGGGAGCTGCACATTCCTTATCTTATGGGAGCTCGCTGGGACCGGATAATGCCCACCAAGTACGACAGCTTTGATCTGAAAGTGGTGGCAAATATTATCAACTCCCTAAAAGCCAACGTTGTATACCTGTATGATCCACATTCTGATGTGGCACCTGCCCTGATTGAGAACGTGACCGTGGTGGACAACCGGCATTTGGTGGAGGCATACAAAGAACAGGAGGCTGTGCTGATTATCCCTGATGCAGGAGCTGCCAAAAAGGCATTCAAGTATGCTGAGTGGAATCCCAACATCAAAGATTTTATCCATTGCATTAAGCACAGGGACCCTTCTAATGGAAATATTACACTGGAGGTCCTGGAGCCAGAAAAGTCGGCTGGGAGAAATTGTGTTATTATTGATGATATTTGCGATGGGGGTGGAACGTTCATCCAGATTGCAAACCAACTAGGAGATCTGCCTGCTTCCCTGACATTAATTGTTACCCATGGCATTTTCTCTAAAGGTTTCCATGATTTAGAGAACCTATTTGACCAAATTATCACCTCAGACTCTCATCAGTCTTCCTATGAGGGTAAAAATGTTAAAGTAATACCATATGACTACTAACACCGATTTCTTCCTGGATGAGAAAGCAGCGTTGCAGCGCTTGCTCCAGGAGTACGAGAAGCACGGGCAATTGGTAGTGGGCTATGACTTCGATGACACTGTCCATGATTTTCATGGCAGAGGATGTACCCATGAAAAGGTCATAGCCCTTCTCCGGGACCTGAGAGATATAGGGTGTAAGTGCATCGCCTGGACCTGTTACCCCAACCTGAAGTATGTTATTGACTACTGTAAAGAGCATGACATACCCTTGGATGGAGTGAACAAGGACATCATTGAGCTACCCTGGACCTCCCGAAAGCCCTTTTACTCAGTGCTCCTGGATGACCGAGCAGGGCTCCTGCAAGTGTACAACGACCTAACAGCATTCGTAGAAATCATAAAATCAAAGAAACATGCGAACAATGGCACAGGGGCAATGGCATCCCGAAATTGACCAGGAAATCGTGAACACCCTCACGGAGATGAATGGAGAAAGGTACAACATCCACAAAGCTTCGGAGGAAGCCCAGGAATTGGGACTCGTGCTTAACCAATATCTCCTGAAACCTACCAAGGTAGACAAGCAGGAGATTGTGGATGAGATTGGGGATGTCCTTATCCGTATCCAGATCTTGATGAACATGGGGCTGGTCAGTGAAGAAGAGGTGCAGGCAAGGATTGACTACAAGCTATCGAAGTACCAGGAATACCTGGATCACAAACTGTACAATCAAATCTGATAATCATGCGATTACGACCGTACAATCTAATTGATGCCTATAAGTACGGGCATCCCAGACAGTATCCCGAGGGTACATCTATTGTTTTTAGTAACCTTACTCCCCGAAAATCCAGGGTCCAGGGGGTAGATAGCATTACCTTCTTTGGCCTGCAGTATTTCCTAAAGGAATATCTCCAACACCAATGGAGACAAGAATTCTTTGAGGAACCCCTGGACAAAGTATTAAGTGACTGGCAACGGAGGTACACTAGTATCCTGGGACAAGTACCTTTTAAGGAGGACATTGATCGCATTGCTCAGTTATGGGAATACGATAACCTGCCCCTAGAGATCCGGGCTTTACCGGAAGGCTCCCAGGTTCCCATGCGTATTCCTCCCTTGGTTGTCTGGAATACAGAGCCTTGGGCCTACTGGTTGACCAATAACATTGAGACGGTCATGAGCGCTACCCTTTGGCAGCCTTGTACGTCTGCTACCCTGGCTCGGGAGTTCTACAAGGAATTCCACCGAGGAGCGCTGAAGACAGTAGGTAATACCGATTTTATCCAATGGCAAGGGCACGATTTCTCCTTTAGAGGGATGTCTTCTGTAGAAAGTGCCGTGTTGAGTGCTGCAGCTCACCTATTGTATTTCACTGGTACGGATACCGTGCCCGCACTAGACTTCCTGGAGGATTATTACTTTGTGAATTCCGATGCTATTCTTATTGGCGGATCGGTACCTGCTACCGAGCACAGCGTCATGTGTATGGGTGGCAAGGAGACCGAAATTGATACTTTCAGGAGGTTACTGGGCCTCTATCCCACTGGTATTCTGTCTGTTGTGTCAGATACCTGGGATTTCTGGAAAGTTATCACTGAGACCCTCCCTCAGCTAAAAGAGGAAATTATGGCTCGGGATGGGAAGCTAGTAATTCGTCCTGATAGTGGAGATCCAGCTGATATCATATGCGGAGTAACAAGCAATAGATTTCCTGACCTAACTCCAGGCACAGATATCTGGGGGAAAAAGTGGTCAGATTCTGAAATAAAAGGGGCTATTGAATGCCTATGGGATATCTTCGGTGGCAAGGTTAACGAATTGGGCTACAAGGAGTTAGACCCCCATATTGGTCTCATCTACGGAGATTCCATCAATATTGCCCGTGCCCGAGATATTAATGGAAGACTGGAAGCTAAGGGATTTGCCACTACCAACTGGGTAGCTGGTATTGGTTCCTATACTTACCAGTATAATACAAGGGATACCTTTGGTTGGGCTATGAAAGCTACTTATGGAGAGATTGGAGAGGAAACCCGTGAGATCTACAAGGACCCCAAGACCGATGATGGTACCAAGAAGTCAGCCAAGGGGTTGATTGCGGCCTACGAGGAGCCGGGTGGTACCTTCTCCATGAAGGATCAGGCTACCTGGGACGAGGTAAAAAATTGTGCATATGTGCCAGTATTCCGGAACGGTGCTCTTATCAACCCGCAGAGCCTTCTGGAGATCAGGGAAATCGCAAAGAGCTTCATTTATGAAAAAGCAACGGTTTAAAAGACGACAACAGGGGCAAAAAAGAGGGGAGAAATCCTCTCTTTCTCCCAGAAATTTCGTACCTTCGGCAGCTCGTGAGAATGAGCCGGTTGGCAGTACCTTCCTAGGGTATAAACTTCTGAATGTCAACCGGTTGTGGACGTGGCCCGACTTATTGGACGTCGAGTTTAAATAGCAATCATATATGGGAAATCAGAAGCTGATCAGAGACTACTACAAGATCCTGTTGGTAGGACCAACGGGGACAGGGAAAACAGATTCGTTTAGGAACATGGATCGCCAGAGAACCGGTTTCATCAACGCAGAGAACAAGCCGATGCCTTTTGATGGCCGGTTCAAGTATTTAGCCAGACCAAAGAAGTTCGGGGGTGTCATGAAAGCATTCGAGGACTATGCCAATAACCCAGAAATAGACGTTATTGTGCTGGACAGCCTAAGTGCTGTGTTCGACATGCTGGTCAAGGAGATGCGAGCGAATTTCTCTGGTTATGACATTTGGAACAATTACAATAAGATGATCGGAGAGCTGTTTTCCAAGATCAAGGATGCTGAAAAAGAGGTATTCATTACCGCTCACTATGAAATTCTCAACCTTGAGGGGGACGCTGAAAAGCGAGTAAAGGTCAAGGGGAAAGAATGGGAAGGTCAGGTGGAGAAAGAATTTACCATTGTCTTATACACCCAGCAAAAGTGGGTGGATGAGAAACCGGTGTATTCTTTCCGCACGGCTGGGGAGGGCATGAGTGCCAAGTGTCCAACAGGTATCTTTGGAGAGGGAGTTTATGTCATACCGAATGATTCCAAGGCAGTCTTGGATAAGGTAGTAGAGTTTGCTGGTAAGTCGGCATCAGTGGACGTAGAGATCTTTAATTAATGAGAGAACCATTTAAACAGTACCATTATGTCAGTAAAAGGAAAAACAAGAGAAAACAAGGAATTCAAGAAGAAAACAGGCTTCTTCAAGGGTGAAGTAGTAGCCATCAATCCCAGTAAAGAACAGCTGGAAAAGCTGCTGGAAACTGAGATCGAAGGCGAAGTAGAGTATACCGGAACTGAAGAAGTGGAGGGAGGGGAAACTGTGAAAAAGGCACAGATCGTGTTCTGGGTACGTAACCTGGAAGAGGAGGACGGAAGGACCGTCTACCGGCCTGTAAGGTTCTTCTTGAAGGATTTGGACAGAGAAAACAGTGTAAAGCCAGAGGAAGAGGGTACGAAGCTGCGTAAAAAGCAGTATATCAACACAGTAGGTACCACTACCTGGGCAGACAGGGAGACGAACCTGCCTGAGTGGTTCAAAGAGAGAAGCTACCGGGTAGCGAAGGTGGGTGAGGAGGAGTTGTATAACTTCGTGAAGGCATGGTTGAATAAGCTGGACATCAATGATGCAGAAGCAACACTGTCCTTTGACTGGAAAAAGCTGATCAATGGCGATGTCCGGGAGCTTAGTGGACAGATCAAAGGATCATATGATAGCAGCATTGCTCCGCTGGTGATTGTAAGAAGAGTGGAGAAAGAAGGGGAGGAAGTCAAGGAATACGAGCAGATCTACAACCGTAACATGTTGCCAGGTTTTGCCATTGAATCCCTTGACAAGAAAGCGGTGAACGAGGAGTTCATTAGCCGAGCAAAATCGACCGACCGGAAGAAGCGCAACAAGTTGCAAAAGTTCGTCCTGGAAGTCACTGACTCCCAGTACGGCATCAAGGATTTCTTCACCCTGGGTAAATTGGAGGATTACGATCCTTCCAAAAACCCCGTGGCCAGTAAGAAAGTCCTGATGGACGATGACACCAGCTACTAAGCTTCTTTTTGTTATCCATTTTGTACAAATTGAGCTAGAGCCCCGGTGTTTCTACATCGGGGTTATTTTTTAATTTCCTATTAATATGGCCGTTCAAGGTAAGGTTAAAGAAAAGCTTACCTTATCCTGGATATTGGAGAGAGTCAGCGAATACGAGATCTATCGGTACTACATGGGAAGAGATTTTAGCCTGGGAGTTACCACTCATTCGCCTTTCCGAAAGGATCAGAATCCAAGTTTTTCTATTATAGCCACGAAGACAGGTAAGCTACATCACACAGATTTCGCCGATTCCTCCAAAAGAGGAACCTGCCTTGACTTTGTCATGCAATTACACCACCTGTCTTTTGTAGATGCCTTGCGAAAAGTAGCCCACGATTTCTGTTTGATCGCCCCGGATGGTAGTTTCCAGGGAGGAGTGAGGAGGCCCCTGGAGGACTGCAGGGAGCAAAAACCCAAGGAACCTACTCTTATCCAGGTACGCTCCCGGAGGTTTGATTCAGCAGATCTGGCTTATTGGCAGCAGTATGGCATCACAGAAGAGGAGCTGAAAGCAAACGACGTCTATGCAGTCCGCAAGCTCTATCTGAATGGAGAGGTGATCCCTTTCCCCAGCACAGAGTTAATCTTCGGCTACCTGTTTGACGATAAGTGGAAAATCTACCGTCCTTTGGGGGACCGTAAGACCAAGTGGCTGAGCAATGTGGCACAAAGTACGCTCAGTGGGAAAAAGAAGATAGTACCCGGGACCAAGATTGCGCTGATCACCAAGTCCAAAAAGGACGAGATGGTGCTCAGTAAGATCATTCCCACTACTTGTTCTACCCAAAATGAGAGCGAATTTTCCATTACTAAGGAGAACATCGATGTCCTCCAGGAGAACTGTGAAAAGATTTATGTTAACTTCGATTCTGATGACGTAGGAGTCCAGGCATGTAAGTACTACAACCAGTTTGGCTTTGGGTGGATCAACTGCCCAAGAGGCTACACGAAACCAGATGGTACTTATATCAAGGATTTCGCTGATCTAGTCCGCTATCACGGTATGGAAGCTGTAACCAATCACTTTAAAAGCAAAAAGTTAATTTAATGGAATTCAAGATCGTAAAGGCTCCCAAGCCTAAAAAAGCCGAAGCCGATCCCCTTCCCAGGGAAAGGAACAGTAAGTACATGAAACTGTTCAGTGCCATGAAGAAACTCCACCCCGGAGATCATGTGGAAGTCGAGACAGATATTGCCTATGCTCGCCTGACTGGGCGTACCAACAGGATCAGAGCAGGTCTACGGAGGTTCCTGGACCGGCTCCCCAGCAAGAAATTCGAGCTGCATAGTCTCCTCTCCACCAACGAAGGAAAAGGCTATACCATCATCATCAAAAGAGTAGCATAATTATGCAATATGAAAAGGTCGCAGACCAGTTTGGGTCCTGGGGGCCTAAGCTGAGGCCATTTATTGAGTCGCCGGCGTTCGATGCCATATTCAAGACGCTGAAGGATAGGGCTAGGGAAGGCGTTACCATTTGTCCTGCCAGTCCGGATGTATTTCGGACTTTCAAGGAAACTCCCTATGATCGCCTCAAGGCCGTATTCCTCCTCCAGGACCCTTATCCCTGGATGAAGAACGGAGTCATGGTGGCAGATGGTATCCCGATGAGCTGCCGGAATACAAAGGTATTGCAACCCTCACTGGAGCTGTTTTACCATGGAATGCAGGAAGACCTGAAAATCAATATTCCCAGGCAGCCTGATCTTACCTATCTAGCCAACGAAGGGGTGCTTATCCTAAATGCCAGCCTCACAGTGGAATTGAACAAACCAGGATCACACGCTGGAATCTGGGACCCTTTCATTAAGTACCTGATTGAAGAAGTCATCAATTTCTACAATACAGGATTGCCTTATGTATCCTTTGGTAAAAATGCGCATGTGCTGGCCAAATCCTTTGTTCCTTTCCTACATTATCCTTTTGAAGTGGAGCATCCAGCAGCGGCTGCTCACAAAGAGAGGGAGTGGAAACATGAGAATATCTTTAGCAAGATCGACAAGATTACCAAGGAGAACAACGGAGAACTTATAAATTGGGCCTATGGACAGCAAAGGGATATTTCATCAGATAAGGACAATGGCAAACATAAACAGAGTCCAGCTGAGATGGGAACAGGGATTAGAGGAAAGGTCCTTAAAGATTAACAAACAAGCAAAACCAGATAGTATGAATAATAGTGTATTAACAAGAGAGCGGGAAGTAACTGTGTACAACACCATCGGGAACAACCAGAAGAGCATTCGGACAGCTGCTGCAAACTGGGGGCAGCTGCAGGAAGATCTGGGTAGACATGGGATCAATTTTGCCAATATGACTGCAGTCATTGGAGAGACACAAGTCACCCTGGAGAGCACACAAGCCCAGCTACTGGGAGAGCCCTTCACCCTGTTTTTAATGCCGCAGAAGGTCAAGAGTGGAGCAGACATCGATCCTGACTATGGTATCCGTGCTGAAGATGAAGATTGGAACTTCGAAGACCCAGAGCTCTACAGCTTTATCAATGAGCAGGAACAGGCCAAGGCACGGCTTCAGAAAGCAGTTATCCTCCTGAACAAGGTAACGGGGTACCTGTGTGACGATTGCCACAAACCAGTATCTGATCCGCAGGTAAGTGCATTGCAACGGACAGCAGAGGAGATCCAGCGCAACATGAACCTATTCTCGTAATTTACGTGAAGGGTAGGACGACAATCCTACCCTTTGTTTTTAAACCATTTTTATGTTACAAATTGATCACTTTTCCCCTAAAGTCCAATCCTACCTGCGCGATCTCACAGAAGGAAACGAGGAGGATCTCACTAACCTGAAGAAGGTCAAGGAGGTACTCAACAAGGTCTTTGGGGAAGAAAGGAACCAAATAACGCCTCCTTCCTGGCAGGACTTGGTACGCAATGTATTCACCAGTACCAGTCCAAGCGACGCTAGAGATTGGACAATGGAGATGGCGAGACGGGAAATCAACCGACATGTGAGCGCCAAATACTGTGTCATCGTACATTTCCCCGAAGTCACCATTCAGAACAGCAAGAAGTTCCGTCATATTATAAGAGATTTATATGTGCGGTTCTTCCTGGCCAATGATGGTAAAATGAGCAATAGCCTGGATGGGATACGTACTACCCTTACCCCTACTGAGCTGAGTGCCCGGTATATGCATTCGCATCTAACTTGCTTCGCAGACAAGCCCAGGTGGCAGTCCTTCTGTCGGGGCTCGGGAGAGATCAATCAAGTGATGGGGCTATTGGCAACGAAGTTTACCGAGGTGAATTTTACCTTGTTTTGCCTACATCTGAGAAACTTTGTGGCCTGGGAGTCCTTGGAAGGAACGCCCTATAATTATATCCAGAACATTGCGCTGACCCGACCTGTGCAACCTGTCCACTATTCTTATTTGCAGGATGCGGTGAAGCAGTTAACACAGAACATCTTCTCCACCAGGGGTATTGACAGCTGGATCAAGGAGAACCTGAGAATTGCCCTGAGCCCAGAAGGTGTACGCGTTAGTACTACAATCGACTTTGAGGCATGGGCAACCCAGCACATGGAGAGAGTGGGATATGGTAGCCTCAATGTGCTCGTGGGGACCGATGGGCGGTATTACAGTCCTAATGGTACTCCCCGGCGCTCCAATGGGGTGCTCTCTGGAGAAGCCCCTTTTACGTTCAAGAAAGAGAAAGTATTTTTTAAACTATTAACAGATACCAAAGATGAAATCCAGCACGAAGTCTGCATCCATCCCGAAATCAGACAAGAATTCTGCCGAAGGCTCGGCCACAGCTTCACCCAAGAAGCTTTTAAAGCCCAAGACGATCACCTCCAGGAAAATACCCCTCCACCTGTCCCTCAAACTACAGAATCAGATTTTCTATCTCTGTAAGGAAGTGGACCGAGATGAGTGGTCCGGTACCCTGTTCTACAAAACCGAGGGAGAACTAGGGGAGGAGAATTTCAAGATCATGGCTGAAGAGCTGTACCTCCAGGACATAGGTACTTCCACTTACACGGAGTACGATCCTGCCAATCCCGATTTCATCAAATTCCTGATGGAAAACCCAGGGCATAGGATGATGAAACAGGGACATATCCACTCGCATAATTCCATGGCTGTTTTCTTCTCCGGTACAGATACTGACGAACTGTCAGAAAACTCCGAGTTTCACAACTACTATCTTTCCCTTATTGTAAATAATAAGAATGAGATGGTGGCGAAAGTAGCTTTCCGGGGAGAGGAGGTAAAGGAGGTAAAAAGTACAGTGACCTACCGGGGAAGCGATGGAAATATCCGGACCCGGGAGGCTACCAGTACCGTAAAAGAGACCTGTGTCTACGCTTATGATTGTGACATCTATTTACCGGAACTCGTGGGGGAGTCCTTCGAGGCCCGATTTCTCCATATTAAGGAGGAGACTGAGAAGAAGACTAGGGAATTGGCTAAGAAAGCTACAGAGATCAATGGGGCTCGGGTCAACCCCTATGGAGGATTCAGTGTCGATAGGGCATGGAGCCAGAGTGAATTATATGGAACACCTGAGACAAAGAGTGGTAAAGGGAAGAACGGCAAAGGCAAAAAGGATACCTCCTGGCTCGACGACAAGCCTGTGGTAGTAGGGGTGCCAGATTATTCTGCCCGTAGGCAATCCAAGGACACCTGGGATGCTCGCAAGATCGCCGGTATGAAAGCTCATGTGTATAACTTCCTGGTGAAATTACTGAGCCAGGATTACACTTCTGAGGAACGCCTATCTAGCCTCCTGGACCGCCTGGAGAAAACCTATATTTTAACAGCAGGGAACGATATCAACACCTACTGTGACCGCCTGGAGAGAACAGCATTGCCTTTTTATGTGGACAGCTTCCCGGAGGACTTCCATGCCAGTGGGTTTGAAGCAGCGGTAAAAGCTTCTACTAGCTACCTGGAGGCATTCGCGGAGTTACATCCTGAACTAGTGGCAAATATTACAGAAGCATTAAATATGTGTGTAAAAGATGAGCAAATCTAAGGAGATAAAGGCCCAATATGGGCGAGTAAAGGGGGCCAAGTGGTTCCCTTTACTTCACAAAAAAGACGTACTGGTACTGGGTCAGGGAGGCATTGGCAGCTGGACTTCCCTGCTGCTCTCCCGGATTGGGTGCAACCTGCACATCTTTGACATGGACAGGTACGAACCCCATAATATGACTGGTCAGATTGTCACCGTGGATGCCATTGGAAAACTGAAGACGGAAGCCATGAAGGAAGTCATCAAAGAAATGTCTCCCGATGCTGAAGTTACCACTTATGGAGAATACACAGAGGAATCCATGAGTAACCATATTGTGATCTGTGGTTTCGACAATATGAAAGCCCGAAAGATTGCCTTTCATAACTGGAGAGAGACAGTGGAAGTAGAAAGCAGTGAGGGAGAAGATCCTTCTGCGTATTTCTTTCAGGATGGAAGGCTTCTGGCCGAGCAGCTCCAGATCTTCAACATTCCTGGCAATCGACCGGATTTGATGGAGAAGTACGAGAAAGAGTGGCTCTTTGATGATAGTGAGGTCCAGGAGGCGGAATGTACTTTCAAACAGACTTCCCACTGTGCTGCTATGATTGCCTCTCACATGGTTGGCTTTCTAACCAGTTGGATATCAGGCTTTAAGGTGCCTTTTAAACACGAATATTTTATACCAGTAAACTTAGTACAAAATGAGAACGCTTGATTTTGGAGACGGACTTGTGAGCAGCAGATTCTCTGCAGGCAACGATTTCTTATATGAAGACCGTCAACCTCTGGGTATGCGCTATGATGGGTCGGCAGAGAAGCCCTACATCCTTCGGGCACCTGCGTACTCATTGAGTGCCAATGGTAGATTGCGCTCTGCAGGCATGATGAACCCCCATCCGAATGACGAAGTGCATTTCTCTGCCTACAATAGGCAACTACGAGGAAGGACGCTAAATGCAGAGAAGATCCGGGACCTGCTGAACCTACCCCGGATGCCACTGATTGTGTCGGTAAGAGGGATACGATACCTCATGGGTAAGGGATTTCTGGCTCATTATTCTTTAGAAGAAGGAATATATGTGCTATTTCTTGCCACGACCAACAAATGGGACATAAAGAGCCTATCGGAGGTCCGGTTCTGCCTGGATAGAGCAATTCAAGATAGTGCATTCAGGACAGTATGGACGGCCTTGAAGCCGGTCATCGACCGCCATCCAGGAGAGGTGCTATGGACTAGTTGTATGTCCAATTATACAGGGAAGAAATTGGAATTACCCTCTTTCAAAAGTCTCAAGGATAGAAGAGAGTACACCGATGCTATGATGGACCGCTTCATCCGTGCAGAAAGGGCTAAATACGACCAGATTACTCCTCCTTCCAGTGATCCTAGATTACCCATGGAAGCAGAAGTAAGTAAGGTGGTAGTACCTGCAGAAGATCTTGCTTTTTAGATCGTAAGGGTAGGGGAAAGTAGTCACTTTTCCTTACCTTTACCTTTTAAATAATACGTTATATGGTGAGAACCAGAAGGGACACCAGTGCTAAAAAGAAGTTCGCCAATAAGCCTAAAAAAGTCAAGAAGAAGGAGTCCAAGGGGATCTATAAGGGGATCGAGTGGGAATCTTTTGAAGAACTTGCCTTCCTGTATTGGGCCTTTGAGCTGAAGAATCAGGGGTGGATCAAAACCATCATGCGAGCAGAAAGCTATCTTCTCAGCGACAGCCTGATCCATGATTTCGTCATCAATTTAAAGACCAAGAGCAAACCAGCTACTGAATTGCTGCTCCATGGCCACTCCTACACCCCAGAATTCATCATTTTGTGGGATAGAAAGGCAACCGGACATATTTTTGATATGCTGCATTCCCAACACAAACATTGTTGCCACTTGATAGCCCAGCCGGTCATTGCTGGACAAGCAGGCGACTGCTTTAGTATCATTGAGGTAAAGCCTATGTGGGACCAGAACAACATGGAGAGACTATTCAAGGTCAACCAGAAGTGGATGTGGCAAAAACACGGCGTCTATGTCAACTTGGTCAAACCACAAGACCTCTTTCAACGAACCTTCACTCCCAAGGAGTACCTGCGGACCCCTAGTGGGAAACCCCGGAAGCTCAATTGGAAGCCAAAATCATTGTTTGATTTCTTAAAAGGAGGGTAATATGTGTACCAAGCGAATGCATAAGACGACGTATGGAGTGGCCAAGCACATTTTGGCACTCTTTCGGGCAGGAAAGGGACATGGGCTCAAGATGGGCATCTACTACTGTGGTGAATGCGATACCTACCACATAACCAGTAGAGCTGATAAACGGTGTATCGCAGTAATTAACAAAAATCTGTAATATGTTTGGGCTTGAAGATGATCTCCTTTGGGAGATAAAGGAGGCTAAAGAATTGCTGAGAGAGTGCCTACAGGTTATTGATAGTAAAGTTAATCCAGACCTAGTGAACAAAATTAACTCATTTATAAACAAGCAGATATTATGACATGACTTACAAACTCTTCCTAGACGACATTCGTAACCCAGTACAATGTGTCACTTATATGCACTCCCGGATAGGGGTGAAAAATCCCATTTACCTGGAGAAGGGATGGGTGATTTGCCGTAATTTCGAGTGCTTTAAGAACACCATCCTGGAGTACGGATTACCAGAATTCATATCTTTTGACCACGATCTCAGCGACTCTCATTACCAAGAGATTGTCGAATTTGGCTTCTTTGTATCCGACGATACCGGGTATGATTGTGCCAGGTGGCTCATTGAGTATTGTGAATCAAATGGTTATAAGATTCCTCAGTTTGCAGTTCATTCCCAAAATCCAATTGGGGCTGAGAGAATCTTTTCTTTACTAACAAAAGCTAAAACACGCCTAAATGACCGAGAAGGAGTACAGGGCTCTGGATATTGATTCGTATTCCAGCCTAAAGGTCTTTATTGAGGACAGAAAGAAGTATTACAAGAAGTTTATCCTAAAAGAAGTTGTCCGGGAGGAGGAAAGTGACGAGCTGCGCTTTGGGTCCCTGGTAGATTGCCTGTTGTTTACCCCCGAGGAGTTCGACAGCCGGTATGCCCTGTCGGTCTCCAAAGTGCCTACAGGGCAATGGGGGAAGCTAATGGACGAGCTATGGGCTGTGACCCTGGCGAATCTCAATGCCAACGGTGAGGTAACCAAAGAAGTAGAAGTGATGCTGGAAGAGGCGTACAACAACGTCAAATTTGACCGGCGCACAGGAGAAGCTGTAGCTTTTAAACGGGAGAGCCTGGAGAAGGTCAAGGAAAAGTTCCCGGGTTCTGATGCCGAGATGTATTATCGCCAGCTCCGGGAGAGCCATGGTAAGACTATCATAGAGCTCCAGGAGCTGGAGAATGCTCAGGCAGTCGTGCAGGAACTTCGGACCAATGACTTCACCAAGGACATTATTAACCTGGTTACCGACGAGCGGTATGAAGTGTACAATCAATTCCCCATTATCGGAGAGCTGGATGGAGACCTGACCAAAACTGTGGGATACAAGCTTAAGTGCCTGGTAGACAAGCTGATAATTGATCATAAGCGGAAGATGATTTTCATCTATGACCTTAAGACAGCTTGGGATAATGAGCGTAGTTTCCTGTACAACTACAAGAAGTACAAGTACTACATCCAGATCGCGGTGTACTTTTACCTGGTAGTGGAGTGGAAGAAAAAACACCCCAAGCTGCAGGATTACGCTGTCAATTATCCTCGTTTTATTGTGGCGGAGAGTAGTAATTACAAGGCTCCTCTTATCTATTTTACAGATAATGAGAACTTTACCCAAGGTATGCGGGGATTTATCCACCATGGGGAGTATCACCCGGGAGTACTAAAAACGGTGCGGGATCTGGTGTGGCATAAAGAGACAGGGATCTGGAAAGTAAGCAGGGAGAACCACGAAGGCAACGGCTATGTGAAGATAGTACCATTTGAAAAGGACAACAAATAAATGAAAACTACCATGTTAGAGGAAACACAAGAAGTCAAAAAGACCTGTACTACGATCTTTCTGCTCCCTGGGATCGGGCTTAAGCGGATGAATTTGCTGAAGCATGGTTTCATATCGTCCTATATTGACGATAAGAACCATGATATACATTACAAGAATTCTGTATACGTTCTGTACAAACCCGAGCAGATCGAGGAGTTCCAGAAGTTTCTGCAATCCGAGTACAGGAGAACTCCACTACTCATAGATGATTACGACTACCCAGGAGGCTATGTAGTAACCGTCTATAAGTTCCCTGATGAGTTCATGAAAGAGTACAACCTGTTCCTGGAGGGGAAGTACTCCAAGTTCAGCAAGAAGTACATTGACCTGTTCCCGGTAAGGGTAGAGGTATTTGATCCAAAAGCTGGGGTAACAAAAGAGAAATTCTCCTTGCAGTATCATATCTTTGAGCGCACTTCTGCTATCCGCCGGTATTGGGAGGACAGGCTGGGCTTTAAGGAGGGAGAGCTGCCGGAGGATTTGGAGTACTGGAGTATCCCGGAGAAGGACAAAGAAACGCTAGACATAAACGCTCTATAACATGACAAACAAAAAGTTGCACTATCTGAATCTTGATTTCGAGCTAATTAACAGGAACTGCCCTCGTGCAGTCGAAGCTGCTATTGATTGGTTCTGTAACAAGGAAGATCTTATTAATGGCCTTATTGGCATGGATGGAGGACAAGCTTCAAAGAAAGAGATCACAGAAGCCATGAAGCATCTTGTCCCCATGCTAATCCAGTATGACCCGCGAAAACTGTATGATTTCTTTGATGACAAGGGGATCATTATCTCTGTCACCCAGCATGATAATGACATGTTTGCGGTGTACAATAGTATCACCAAGCATTCAGTAGCATCTGACAGCAGAAATCAGGCAGAGGCGATTGGATTCACGGATGCTTTTGCTGTATTGGAAAAACAGTTAACCGATGAAAAAGCAAGCAACCCGGTATAACAAGGGGAAGCTGGAGTGGAGCCTCATGCATTATAAGTCCATGGAGCCCCTTATACAGGTCCTGATGTTCGGTGCAGCCAAGTATTCCCGGGATAACTGGAAGCTGGGAATGGACCCCAAAAAGGTCCTGGATAGCCTTCAACGGCACCTGGCAGCCCTGGCAGATGGGGAGACCCACGATGTAGAGAGCAAGCTGCCTCACATAGGCCATATTATGGCCAATGCAATGTTTTATTCCTATTTCACCAAGGAGGGTGACGGTCATGAGACAAAGAAAAGAGGTCATTCTAAAAGTGAAAGAAAGAGAGGTAAGTGAGTACGAAGACATGTGTCTATTCTGGAGAGGGGTCCCTTTTGAGGTCCTGCTTCAAATGGTTCTGGATTCTACAGGTTGGGACAGGGAAAGTATATTCTCCAAAAGTAGGAAGGATGAGAAAGTATTCCGTAGAGGGATACTGGATCTCATCGCTACTTCCAATGGAGTTACTATTTACCAATGTGCCAAGGAAACAGGAAGAGACCATACTACTGTTATTCACTCACTGCGGTCCATTGAGAACAGATTGGACACCGACTTTCATGCTAGAAATGTCCTCCGCGAAATCCTAAGTTACTTGCGAGAGAACAAAGAGTTCTATCAAAAGCCAAAAAGTGTAAATGAGGGGTCCATGTGACCCCTTTTTTGTACCTTTGTCTACAATCCAACAACATGCCTAAAAAGTCACAAACTGCTGAAACTGAACAAGTTAAAAAGTCAGCACTGCAGCTAGAAATGGAGAAAATCGAGAAAGATTATGGCAAAGGAACCATTATTACCAATGCAACAACCATTCCCAACAATGGAGTCATTAGTACTGGATCGCTTGGTCTTGATAGAGCGACTGGTATATGGGGGCTCCCCCGGGGGAAAGTGGTTGAGATTATGGGTTGGGAGTCATGCCTAGATAAAGATTCCTATGTAAAGTTCCTGGTTATAGATCCTGCAACTGGGAAGGTTCAGGATTGCAAAGGAGGAACCATAGAGAATTTGTATAAGAGATACCATAGACTTCCTCCACTTCACTATAACCATGAGAGGACAGATAACAGTGAATATTACGTAGTCTCTATTAATGAAGACAACAGAATTATTAGGAATAAGATTGTAGATGTTGTTTTTACTGGAGAGAGAGACTGTTTTAGGATAGGGACTAAGGAGGGGTTCTGTATTACTGCCACGGGAGAGCATAAGTTCTTTAATGGTACTAGATATATAGAACTTAAGGATCTAAGTGAAGGAGATATTGTGTACATTCATAATAATACTCCTTTTCAAGGAAGGAATAAATGCAGAAGACATCAGCAGGAACATGTAAAGTACTACTATAAAGGAAAGCAAAGGATAATAAATGGTTATCCTTACTATAGAGTGGATACACACAGGCTAGTGTACGAAGCTAATCTTAATGGAATGAATTTAGATCAGTACAAGGAATTTCTAAACTCAGGAATAACCACCCTCCCTAAGGGATGGAATACTATCCCTGAAGGGATGCATATTCACCATGAGGATGAAGATGCTAGAAATAATGACATTTCTAATTTAGTTCTAATAGATCCAAGTGCTCATGGAAGACTACATGCTACAGAGCGACATAATAATCTGCGGTTTATAGCAGTTCCTACTAAGATAACTAGTAAGGTTCATGTGGGAAAGAAGCTAACATATGACATTAAGTGTCTATATCCCTACAACAATTACATCGCAGAAGGATTTGTAGTGCACAATAGTGGGAAAAGTACTATAGTACAGCAGACCATCGGTAATGCCCAAGCAATGGGTCTACGTGCCTTATATATCGACGGAGAGAATAGTTTTGATGCAACTTATGCTAAAGCTCTGGGGGTGGACGTCGATAACCTCCTTATCGAACAGCTGGATGAAGGTGGAGGAGAACGTTGTTACAACGTTGCTGAGCGACTTATCAAAACCAGAGAGCTGGGAATTGTGGTGATCGACTCCCAGACCAGTCTATTACCCAAAAAGGTCCTGGAGGGAGAAGTGGGAGATTCGGCCCTAGGCTTACATGCCCGTATGATGAGCCAGTGTGTACCTAAGCTGGTCAATGCTGCCCAATATGGGAACTGTCTGGTTATCTTTGTCTCCCAGTTCCGGGAGAAGA